TGGCGGAAGGCAGTGGGAGTCGAACCCTATAAAACGGCATTTCAGAGCGTTTCTATGCGTTCTATTGCCTGCGTTCTCGTGGTTCCGGTGTCGGAATTCGTGCCTTTTCGTTTCGTTGATTTCGACACTTTTTCGACAGCTTGAAGCGGCTGCTTTCGGCCAATAGCAGCCACCGGCGGAAGGCCTAGCCAGAAGAGTGTTCGCTGATCTAGCAGGTGTCTACGAAACAAGGGGCGATTCACACTACAGCAGTAGCCACTGTCCGACTATGCCCTGCAAGGACAAACGTGGGTATGCTTTGAGCGATGGGCTTGAACAGGGGGAGAAGCGTGGCGCAGATAAGTCAGAGGGATACGGCCAAGCTTTGGCTCTCACAGTTCGACCGGGAACCGAGAGACCGGAGGCTTGCTGAGAGGTTGCTCAACTCCGTCAATTACTGCCCGTTGAACGAATTCAAGAGCAGCCTCGTGAAGCTTACTCGCGACGTGTTACCACTTGGCCAACCTTCTGCGCTCTTCATAGAGCGAGAGCTCCAACCCACTAAGGCAAAACTCCCCCCTCCGATCTACCAGCAAAGAAAAACCTACAGTAAGCGATCGGGGAGAAGGCACCAAAGGGCCTACGGCGCCGCCATCCAAGCGATCAAATCAATCACATATAAAATGCAGGAGATCGGTAGCGAAGGCCATATAGCTTCGATTGCAAATACCCTTTGTCGCCGAAGCGGCACCCGTTTCCTCCTGCAGCCTACAGCCGAGAACGTCAGGCAGTCGAAAGTAAGGAATTTTGTGGTGCTCACGGACTTCATCGGAAGCGGCGATCGGGCACGGAAGATGTTGGATGCAATGTCAAACGTGGCATCCATCAGGAGTTGGTTCTCAGGGAAATTCGTTAAATTCTGGGTCTTGGCATACAGCGGGACAGATCAAGGCATCGCCAACGTGCGTAGCCACAGGTTCGCGCCGCGCGTGCACGTCGTCACAGAGTGCCCCACCCTCTATAACAGCTTCGAACATGACTTGAACGACATGCTCGAACTCTGCCAAGCATATGGTGCCCATAGCGATAAACCGCTGGGGTACCAGGACACTGCCGCGCTACTGGTCTTCGAGCACGGCGCACCAAACAACATGCCTGCGATCTTTGTGTCAGAGAAGAACCGAGGTGCCAAGCGTTGGGCGGCATTGTTTCCAAAACGAGTGACTGAGATTTTCTGGGGAGCAGAAAATGACGATGAGGCCCCGCTGATCACAGCAGCACTCGAAGCTTTGGGACTTCCCGAAATTCAAAGCGCGCCGAGCTTTCGGCGAGCAGGAAATAAGGTCAAGTTAGCCATCATCATTCTCCTCGCCTTCTCTCAAAAGAAAAGACGAGTGGCGGATATTCGTCGGCTACTGCCGCTTTCCCTAGACACACTGCTGCACGCAATAAACAACGCGGTCAGGCGAGACTGGGTTACAGCGCATGGTGCTCTCACTCTATCCGGCCGTAAGCGCCTAAGAATGTTGAAGCGCCAAGGTGCTAAACATTTTGTAGCACCCGACCCTTTCTTTCCGTATCATCCTGAGCAACTGAGGGCTCCGAAGTAGCGAAATCTAGCACCCTGCACTCTGTGCAGGACGTTTAGGGAGCAGACTCTGCTTACCCATGGAACGATCTCACGCTGACAGGAGGTTGGGGACCATAAAATTACGCTACGATGTCTTGCGATTTTACGGTCCCCATCCGCCAGGGCGGAATCTAAAGGTAGATGAAACGCTGGAGCCCTCAGGCTTACTTGAAAGCAGGACGTGCCGCTGGTATTCCTGAGGACGTTCTCCAGAGCGCGGTAAAGATCGCCGCTCAAATGCATGAGGGTTGCCCCCCGATTTTTTCCCTCAAGCATTTGGCCAATCTGACGGGCGTTCCGTATCCTTTCCTGCACAGAACCATTAGCAGAACGTACAAGACAGAAGCCTATACAGTGTTCATGGTCCATAAGACCAACGTTGGCCATAGTCCTGATCGATTTCGAACCATCTGCGCCCCAAGCCCTGAGCTACTAAAAGCTCAGCGCTGGATCAACAAATACATCCTTTCAAACATCCCAAGCCACCATGCAAGCTATGCCTATGAGGGCCGTAACGGTGTGCTAGAGGCTGCCAATGTCCACTGCCAAGCTACGTGGCTAATCAAGCTCGACCTCACTAATTTCTTTGAGTCCATACTCGAACCAAAGGTCTTCACACTATTCAGGTCGCTGGGATACCAGCCGCTCGTAGCGTTCGAACTGGCCAGATTGTGTACGCGCACTCGCAAAACGGGGAATCCGAGAGTGATGTCTCGGGCTGGGGGGGGCTCACCAGCGTTGCCCTACAAAAACAGCCTAATCGGACATCTACCTCAAGGGGCCGCTACCTCCCCGAAAATCGCAAACCTTGTCATGCGATCGCTTGACGAAAAGCTTTTCAAATTCGCCCAAGATAATGACCTCATCTACACCCGATACGCGGACGACCTGATCTTTTCCTCAAGGCAGCCGTTCGACAGAACCGTTCCGTCGGCATACATTCTTGCCATCAACCAGTTGCTACGTGCAGAGGGTTACTGGCCCAATCGGGCCAAAACCAAAGTCGTCACACCTGGAACACGAAAAGTCGTGTTGGGATTGCTGGTAGATGGCTCGGAGCCGAGGCTGACCAAAACCTACAAGAAGTACGTCAGGGACCATCTGTACTATCTGTCGCACCCCGAGATAAGCCCCGAGCTACATGCCAAGCGCAAAGGGTTTAGATCGCTACAGGGATTGATAAACCATGTCAGTGGCAAGATCGCCTATGGCATCAGCATCGAGCCAGAATGGGGGACGGCCCAGGGCGAAAAGCTGAAGGAAATTTGCCAGAAGTGGCAGGTAGATCACGTGCTGTTCCCGTGATGCTATTTTGTCTTGGCGCATGAGACGACCAGGGCCGCCATTAAACGCCCCTGTTAGGCCTCGAACTGAATCGCCCCAGGATCTGTAGACAGCTGATGCCAGCTATTAGCCGGAAGCAATCATTCAGTAATGGCATCGCGCGCCATCTATGGCGAACGCTAAATGGCATCTCACTTGTTAAATTTCTATCGTAGGTTTCCTTTGTAACTCGCGCACATAAGCTAAATGCTGTTTGCTCACCAGTAAACCCCCTAGAGTGTTAATTGCACAGTAACAGGATTTATAATTACATTATGTCTTCACGCAAAGATTGCAAGAAACCAATAAGGGTTAACCCAGGTGTAAAATTCACGCTACGCTCGCCGGATGACGAGGGGTGCCTTGACTTCACAACCAGCGTAATCTTATTGAATGCATATTCAGCCCCGAACAAAAAGCTTATTCGATCAGCACTGAACCCCAATGCCCGCAAGAGCAAACTTATTCCTGAGGAAATAAATGCCTACAATCTATTTATTCATGAGTATACGCACTATCTCGACTTAACAACCACAACATGGGGAATGGAGTTTCTCTGCCGCAGGAGTATCGCACTATCGAAAATTCTTGCCCAGGGAAAATCAGCGCTTTCAGTCGCGATGCTGAACGCTGCAGAAATACAGATGCATGATGATTTCAATCTTGTACATCGCCAAGTCAAACTGGAAAATTTGGTGACAAAGCACGAGCTAATCTACTCAGAAAGGCACGGCACGGTCATCATTATACACTTGTACATAAATGATTATCTTGTTGCTAAAACGTCTGTCAGCATGCTCTCAATACTCGAAGCCAATGCTGTTGCCCATGAATATGAGGGGGAGTATAAGTGGGTAGCCTGCACGAAGGGGAACGTGGATAAACTTCAGCACGGCAGGATAGATGCGAAGTTCACGCAACTACTGGAAAACAGCAATAGGCTTGAGTACAATATTATCCACATTCTTGTTGCAATTCATTTTCCCAAGCAATCTCTCCGTCATAGGCTTAAAATTGTTTCCACGCTTTGCCACATTGCACTAAACATGTCGAGCCTGGACTTGGCCATACTGGCGAATATAATCAACGATAGGATTTTTAATAGGCATTTAGGCGATGCACTTTGCAATGATCTGTGTAGAGGAATGTCACGACAGGTGGTGGTCTTCTATCTCGTGCTCATGCTCTACGAATACATTGAGGAAGTTGGCTTCACCACGGAGCGGATCGCTCAGAAAATTGAAGGCGATCTTCTCCAGTTAGTTAATGAAATGCTATTGCATCAAGGCTTTGAACACCCCCTATCTCAGAGGCTTAGCGACCTTGAATTTGGCACTTACATTAAAGCCCTGAGGCGAGATCGTGGTAAATTCATAATGCCAGGCACGTTAAGAGCCGCAGCATTCAACAGAAAGCTTCTTAGTTATAATCGATCTACTAGTCGGGCGTTTCGGAGGCTTAAGCTACCGGACATAATTCTGGATGACCACTCTAAAATACGTGCACCGTCTCGTATAAGATCCAATGTAGTAGCTCACTGGGAAAGTATGTACGACGAATGTAGCGAGCTTGATTATTTGGCGAAAGACCCTGATGTCATGAAGAAATTTCACATGCCTCCGGGGGTGATTGGCCCGATGCAGCAGCGGCGTGAAATTCATTTCAGGCAGCTTATGAATATGAAGTTCGATGAACCATGAGTCCATCATGTTCGCCATGGCCTGAAGGCTGCTTTCCATGTCTATTGATAGTACGCCATGTGCTTAGCAACATCGACGAGTGGTTAATTTCTGATGTGGTAATTCGCGTAATACAGGATAGGTGCTTCGAGGTGAGCCGCAAACCTGCCCTCAAGCTTAGGGGCCGCTTACTCCATTTCATCACCAGAATGTAGTGACCATTAGGGTATTACTGCTCTTGCATTTGGATGCGATCTAATGCCGCTGTTCGTCAGCGTCCGCAATGGGTCGAAAGCCGCCTTTCATGCCAAGGGAATCGAACCCCTCGCAATGTGTTCTAAACCATTCCTGTGTATGTCTTTTCCGTGCTCCGTTGTCTTGCAGAGGCTCAAAGCGTTTGAGTCTGCTTCGGTCTGTTCGACAGTTTTTCGACACGTTGGCTCGCGTTTTTTTGGGCTAATCAGCAAGCTCGCTCCCGAAGTCAAATGTTCCAGGTATATTATATGCTCTCTTAATTTTTACGTGGGAGTATATGGGGTTGATAAGAAAATTTCTGATAGTTGTTTCGTCTTTTTTTGATATTTTTGCTCCAAGTATTACTTCCTTTAATGCTGAAGGGGGGAAGGGATGGTTGCCTGGAACTGATGTTAGCCTAAACTCTTCCTCATATTCCCATTTTTTAGATTTCGTGTAAAATCCAATAGATAATAGGTCGGTTACTTGCTTGTTGTAGAATTCTTTACCTTGTTCATCAGAGAATTTTTCATTATCCCAAGGTTTGCAGAATTTTCCGAATTCATCTGTAAGTTCAAGGAATTTTTCAAAATATGGGGGGGTAGTCGTATAGTTCACGTCCCCATAGCTGCCGCCCATTCTGATTTCGAGTATCTCTGCGCTGAAGCCTAGGCATACTCCACGATGTCCGTCGGCATAGTGAGACCATAACAAAGCATCATTGGGGTTTTTTGAGAGAGAGAGTATTCCTCTCGTTTTTATGAATTCTGTAATCGCTTCGCTTAACGTGAGTGTTTCGCCTGTTTCTGGGTGTTTTTTGTTAATGCTGTCTAGCATTGTGATAAGAAAAGACTTTCTTTTGTCGGGGTATTGGTCTGTTCTGTATATGTGTTCTTTTGCTCGTTCGTATTCTTTTTTTATATCGGTAGAGGTGTCGAGTGGATCATTCAAGTCTTTGGATAATGAAAAGTAAAGCTCTCGGTTAACTAGGATTTCCCATGTTCTTTGTGAGCACCCGCGATATTTGTAATATATGGTGTTTTTATTCATTTACTTAATCCTTGATTGCACTATCCCATCGGGTTGAAGCTGCTCGCAGCAGTGCAATAGCGTATCTTCATTCGATCACTTCTTGCCTTGCGGTCATTGTCATAACGCGCACGCCAGATTCTGCACTGCTCATGGAAATACTGCTTGGCAGCCTTGCGGCATTCGCGGAAGTCGATTGATCCGCGTCGGTGATTTGCGCAGACACTGGAGCCATCTATGTAATTGTTTACGGATAGCCATTCCGCCAGATAGTTTGTACCGCCATTCCAGCTTTTGATCCATTTAGAGGTTCGCTCGCGGCTTGCTCGGTTGACTTGGCGTTGCTGGGTTTGCTGGGGCGCGGATACTATTCGATGGGTTGTTGGCGGTGTGTAGATGTTGGTCGGCTTTTGTGGCCTGTAATTGCTATCGTTATAAATAGCTTGCTTAGGCTGGTTCTGTTGATGATTGCGCGCATTAACATTTTCCCAAAAAAGCTCTTCTGATGTCTTTTTGGGCTCACTTTCTGGAATGTTATAGTTAGAGGTCTGAGTAGGGTTTTCAGAATAGGAGGTCTGTCCAGCCTGTGGTTTTGCTAGGAATTGGTTTTCTGCCATGTGTAAGGCTAACCCTGAAAGCCCTAGCCCTAGAGCAATTGCCAGCGACCATTTGCCAAAGCTCTGGCTCCGCTTTCTTTTTAAGTACTCTGGTGCATCGTCCTTGTCAGCTTTCATTCTTGCCTTCCGTCCGTAGGGCATACCATCGCAGTGCTACTTTTCTAGTGATCGCTATCCCGCGTTTTGATTGGGCAAGTTTCGATTGGCTTCGTCATAGGACGGACTAGTTTGCCCAATTTCAGGCATAACTTCTCCGGTCATGAGCCACCAGCGATACTGGGGATAGATTTTCCCCAACTGTTCTAGCTCTTCTGCGCCAATTCTCGCCCTGCCTCTCTTAATACTCTGCCAGCGGACGTAGTCCTTGCTATTGACCTCTGCCAACTCTTTCAAGCTGGTCTGATCAAGCAATTGAAGCGCTCTATTGGCCATGCCTTCAGCCATTGATAAATACCATTATGGACTATTGTCATAATTTCTGATTTATGGATAATGTCCATATGGACTAAATCCATAGATGAATTTTGTTAATGCCACGAATAGTGACGGAACGAGCATGGAACTGGAAGAGCTTAACCCCAGCGCCCTGATAGGGCCGCAACAGGATGTGGAGTCCATCGAACGGTGGGCGGAGCGCAACGGCATTAGCTATGGCACTGCCCGCGCCTGGGTTTACCGGGGTGTGCTGCCGTCCGTGAAGCTTGGAAAGCTGCGCATGGTGAATAGTGCGCTGTTGCGTACCTGGCTGCTGGAACAGGAGTGGTCGGCATGAGCCGCACCGATCCGCAATTCAAGCTCCGTATGCCTTCAGCTCTTCGCGCTCGGGTTGAACAGGCTGCCAAAGCCTCTCTGCGTTCCCTGAATGCCGAACTGGTCTTCCGTGTTGAGCAGAGCTTTGAAGGCGTTGAGGTAGCGCGCGTTCTGTCGAGCAACCCGATTAACGGGTTGTTGAGCTTCCTTGAGGGCTATCTGCTGCACGCGGCAGAGCATCCCAGCGAACCCTTCGACCGCGCCCTGATGCTGATTGATGGCCTTATGGACGCCGGCTACCTCTCTCAGCCGGAAGAATCCTATCTGACCGACCTGCGGGTTGAGGCTCTCGCCTGGGGTCGTGCTCGCCAAGATAAGGAGGAAGCTGACCATGTCGTCTCCGAATTACTTGCGCCAAACCCACGCCCCGGACTGCGCCTGCTCTGTGTGCTGGTCCGCAAGGCAGGCCATCCCATTGCACAGCCCGTCGCCGTGTCTGGACTGCCGGCCCCCTGGGCTGCCCTATCTGGAAGATGGCCGCTGGCTCTGCCGTCCCCGTTCCTTCTGCGCGAAACACGACCCGTCCCGGCGTCCGCCGAAGTACTGGCACGTTGTGTACGACAGCGGGAAACCCACGCCCTTCGTGCCTGTGCGCGAAGCATTCCAACTGGAGGGCTGACCCATGCTCGCTAAGACCCTGAAAGCGCTGCTCCTGCTCTGCCTGATCCAGGCCGCCCGCACCGTGGCCGATCCGGTCAAGGGCCGCGCTCCCGGCTCGTCGGAACAGCCTCACCGTTCCGGCGAACGGAAGCACGGGCGGAGCGCACCCTTGAACGCCTCCCCCCTGAAACAGCCTCTGCTTGGGAGTGTGGGGCAGCTTCTCCGCCCCGCGCTCCCGAGCCCTCGGCGGCAAGAGCGGGATGACAAGGGCAGAGCCCTTGGTGTTGCTCTGCGGGTTCCAAGGGGAAGCGTTCCCCTTGGCCGTCGGAGACGATTTTGCGATAGGGATCGTTACCCGGATGGGCCGAGACGAACACCCGTGGTTGGCTTGGTTCGCTAGCGAATAGAGCCCGGCCCGAAGGGATCGCCCGACAAATCACTTTCACCCAACACCGCTGAATGAAGGCGAAACAGCCGAATTTGCAGCAGCGGGACAACTCACGCCGAAAAAGGCGAATTGAAGGAGAAACACCGATGAACATGTTTGCAACCCAAGGCGGCGTCGTCGAACTGTGGGTCACCAAGACCGACACCTACACCTCGACCAAGACCGGGGAAATCTACGCCTCGGTCCAATCCATCGCCCCGATCCCGGAAGGCGCACGTGGCAACGCCAAGGGCTTCGAGATCAGCGAATACAACATCGAGCCGACCCTGCTGGACGCCATCGTCTTCGAAGGCCAGCCGGTGCTCTGCAAGTTCGCCAGCGTGGTCCGCCCGACCCAAGACCGTTTCGGTCGGATCACCAATACCCAAGTCCTTGTGGATCTGCTGGCCGTAAGTGGCAAGCCGATGGCGCCGACCGCCCAAGCCCCGGCCCGCCCGCAAGCACAGGCCCAAGCCCCGCGCCCGGCCCAGCAGCCGCAGGGCCAGGACAAACAAGACAAGTCCCCGGAGGCCAAGGCGTAAGCCGTAGGAGGCCGCGATGCTCCGCTATCTCTCGCTGTTCGCGGTAGGTCTGGCCACCGGCTACGCCTGGGGCTGGATCGACGGCCTAGCGGCCTCCCTGGCTGTTTGAGGACTGATCGCTATGTCAGGCGTTGTCGCTGTGCAGGTGTGTACCGCGTGGACCTCGACCCCCGAGGGCTTCATGGCGTGTCGCGAACTCGCATGGCAACAGGCCTACCTGATTCCGCCTGAGGCCGCTGGATACGTGGACATCCTGGTCAACGGTGGTTTCTCCCCGGAAGCCTTTGGCATCGGTGCCGCTGGCGTCCTGGGATCGTTCGTGACGGGGCTTTTGATTGGCTGGGTCGCGTCACTTCTTCGTAAAGCCAAGTAGAGAGGAAACACCATGAAAGCAATGAAGCAACGCATCGCCAAGTTCAGCCCGGTCGCCTCGTTCCGCAACCTGTGCATTGCCGGTTCCGTCACCGCCGCGACCTCGCTGCCGGCCTTCGCCGGGGTGATCGACACCAGCGCGGTGGAATCGGCGATCACCGATGGCCAGGGCGATATGAAGGCCATTGGCGGCTACATCGTCGGCGCCCTGGTGATCCTGGCCGTCGCCGGCCTGATCTACAGCATGTTGCGCAAGGCGTAACGGGTGCTCTGGTCGGTGTGGTTGGGGGCGTTCTTCGCCGGCGCCTTCATCACCGGGTACCGGACCGGCGAATTCTTCTAACCGAACAGACCGAGGCGGAAGCCCCCTCCGGAGTTTCCGGCAGGGGGCTTTTTCATGGGTGACTGGATGAGTAACAACGCACGTTCCGGCCTTGGCCGACTTCTTTCGCTGCTGGGTCTGCTGGTCTCGCTGCTGTGGCATTCCTTGGCGAACGCTGAGATTTATCAATGGAAGATTACCTTTGATGCGAGGCCGTATGCCTTCTTTCCATCCTTTGCAGCAGCTTGTCAGTCCTACTTTGATACTTGGTCTCCTGAGTACAGAAAGACCATGAATAGGGTTAACGACAGGTGGGTGCAATGCATTGTCCATATAGGTGTTAACAGTTATTCGACTGATGCTGTTTTGACTGGTGATAGCTGTCCTCCAGAGCAAGAACTCGATCCGGCCGATGGCGCCTGCAAACCGCCGCCCGAAGAATGCAAGGAAGGCGAACTGTTCCCGGCCAAGGGCCCGGACTCGCCTGTTGTCACCTCGGGCGGGCGGAACTATGTCGGCGACGGCGGCGCACCGAGCGCCTGTTATCAAAGCTGCGAGTACGGCGGCAACCCCAGCCCGGCCAGTTGCTATCTGGTCAAAGGCTCCACCGCGACCGGCTTCTGCAATTACATCCTCAAGGGCACCGGGCAAAGCTGCGGTGCCGACTCCTACACCTTCGCGCAGACCGGCGATTCGCTGAATCCGCCCGACACCCCGAACACCGATCCTTCCGACCCGAACGACCCCGGCTGCCCGCCCGGCTGGTCGTGGTCGGGGACTACCTGCGTCAAGACCCCGACCGATCCCACGGATCCAACCGACCCGACCACGCCGGGCGGTGATGGCGACGGCGGCGGCGATGGCAATGGCGGTGGAAACAACAACGGTGGCGGCAATGACGGTGGCACCGGCAATGGCGGCGACGGCAGCGGGGGAGGGGACGGCAACGGCGGGGGCGATGGTAGCGGCGACGGTGACGGCAGCGGCACGGGCGGGGATGGCAACGGCACCTGCGACCCGGCGAAAGAGAACTGCTCCACCGGCCCCGAAGGCCCCGGCGGCGAACTCAAGGAACCCACGCCCGGCACCTGGGATGACGCCATCGCCACCTGGGAAAAGAAGGTCGAGGACGCCAAGAAAGAACTCAAGGCCAAGGTGAAGGCCAACGTCGACCAGATGAAGGGTGCCTTCGACCTCAACCTGGCGGAGGGCGGCGGGCAACTGCCCTGCGAGCCCATGACCATTTGGGGCAAGTCCTACTCCCTCTGTATCTCCGACTACGCCGGCCAACTCTCCAGCCTGCGCGTGGCGCTGCTGCTAATGGCCGCGCTGATCGCCGCCCTCATTCTGCTGAAGGACTGACCCTATGGAATGGCTCTCCGGTTTCCTCGATCAGATCATCGCCTTCTTCCAGTGGATCTGGGATTTCTTCGCCCAAGGCATCTATGACTTCGTGCGCGACGGACTGGTGGTCGCCACCAAGGCGTCGATGTACGCCGCGCTCCAGACCCTGATCCTGCTGATCGATGTCAGCTACACCGCCGCCCGCGAACTGATCGACAGCCTCGGCGTGCCGCAGATGATCCGCAGCATGTACGCCGCGCTACCGGGGCCGATTGCGGCGGGTCTGGCCTTCTTCGGCGTGCCGCAGGCGCTGAACATCATCATGGTCGCGGCGGCGACGCGCTTCTGCATGCGCTTCGTGCCGTTCATTGGGAGGTGATCCGTGTCGATCAAGATCCACCACGGCCCCAATGGCTCCTACAAGACCTCCGGCGCGATCCAGGATGACGCCGTGCCCGCGCTGAAAGACGGGCGGGTGATCATCACCAACGTGCGCGGCTTCACCCTGGAGCGGGCCTATCAGGTCTTCCCGGACCTGCCCAACACGGCGGAAATCATCAACCTCGATCTGGAGTCGCTGGAAGACCTCGAAAAGATGCGCACGTGGTTTCAGTGGGCGCCCCGCGGGGCCTTCCTGATCTTCGACGAAACCCAACTGCTGTTTCCCAAGTCCTGGCGGGAAAAAGACCTCGAGCGCTTCGACTACCCCGGTGGACCGGAAGCGGCCCACGCAGCCGACCGCCCCATGGGCTGGCTCGACGCCTGGACCCGGCACCGGCATTTCAACTGGGACATTGTCCTCACCACGCCGAACATCTCCTACATCCGCGACGACATCCGCATGACCTGCGAGATGGCCTACAAGCATTCCAACCTCGCGGTGATCGGCATCCCTGGCCGCTACAAGGAGGCCCAGCATGACGCCCAACTCAACCGTCCGCCCGCCGATGGCACCATCATCGAATACAAGCGGATCCGAAAGCAGACCTTCGCTCTCTACCAGTCCACGGCCACCGGCAAGACCCAAGACACCAAAGCGGGCAAGAGCCTCTTCCGGTCGCCTAAGCTGGTTCTTCTACTGGCATTGCTGGCCGGCACTATTGGCTTTGTCTGGTATATGGGGCCTCTGCGCACGATTGGCGCTCCGGCTGCTGCGACACCTGCCGACGCTCCTGGCGACCCTGCTCAAGCCCCTGCTGCGCCCGCTGCTGTGGCTGCTCCAGCGCGTCCTGCTGCGAATAGCTTTCTTCCTCCTGGGCTTGTACCTGATGGGCCTGCTGCTGCGCCTGTTGATCTGAACGCCCATCCCTTCGCCGATCGGCGGATCTCCATCCTCGCCCACGCCTACCGCAAGTCGCGGGGCGACATTTACATGTTCGCCTTGGACGATCCCACGGGCCGGCACCTGGAGCTCACCAGTTGGCAACTGATCGGCTCCGGCTACCGGGTGACGCCCAAGGGCGAGTGCGTCGTAGAGCTTCGCTATGAGGACTGGAAACAGACCGTCACCTGTGCCGGGAGGCAGGCCGGCGCGGTGGCCAGCGTCGCTCCGGCAGCGCCTGTCGCCGCGTCCGCAGACGCACCGGCCAGGGGCCAATCGCCGCTGACCATCGTCCCCGATTCCGAATATGCCTCGCGGCCCTGGAGGCACAAATGATCGATTGGGAATTCCTCGTCCCGGTGGCGATGGGCTGGGCGCTGCATCACTGGTGGTCGGTGATGACGGCGCTAGCGGCGGTAGGGGTGCCGCCATGAGGGGCGGGCCGCGCCGCCGGCCGGGAGCGTAAGGCATGAGCGATAGGCCGAAGGCGCGGCCGACGCCCCTGTAACACGTCAGATAAGCCACCTATTGCGGTTTCAATTCGTACCAATTTGGATCGTTGAAGATGAAGAAAATCAGCCATCAAATTCGCGTCAGTATCGAGTCGGACGGTCAGGTCTTGGAAAGCCCGAAAGGGCGGTTGTTCTTCGACGACACCACGGCTCAATTCACCGACCTGTCAGGCGTGCGCATCCTGCGGTGCGGCGTGGATACGGTGCGGCAGTTGTACAACGGCAAGTTGCGCCCGGAAGTCATGGCGCTGTTTGACCTCTCGGTGGATGTGGTCGAGTTCGCCGGCTACGAGTGGTCCAAGGGCCGCATCGGTCGCGACTCCGGCTATCAGTACCGCCTGCAGAACGCCGAAATGGGGCTGATCCTGCTGATCAAGAATCACAATATCAAGGTCGATACCCTCGGCTCGCACCTCAAGATCGAGGTATCGCCTCACGCCCTCGACGGTGCCGATCCGCATATCCTCCAGGGCGTGCTGGATGACCTGGCCGCAGCGGTGCTGAGCCACTGCGAAACCAACCAAGCCGCCGTGCATATCGCCCTGGACGTGCAAGGCTGGAAACCGCCTCGCGATCTGGTGGACCGCATGCATTGCCGCTCCCGTCGTGTGCGGCAAATCAGCGGGATCGAACGTATCGAGTTCGATGGCAACGCCTCGGTCTACGGGCGTGGTGAGACGTACATGTTCGGCTCGGCCAACGGTCTGCAACTGTCGATCTACAATAAGACCCTCCAGGCTCGGGCCACCGACAAGCTCGACTACTGGGAAAGCGTGTGGGCGTCCCTGAACGGCGATCCGTTCGGCGATGGCGACCCGGCCTATAACCCCCTGGAGACGGTGTGGCGGCTCGAATTCCGCTTCCACCACTCCATCGTCCAGCAGTTCTCCGAAGGCTCGCGTATGGCCTCCGGGGAGGTCATCGGCTGCCGTACCTATGAGGGCCTCTGCCCGCACCTGCAAGGGCTGTGGAACTACGCCTGCGAAAGCTTCAAGCTGCTGAGCCGGACGGCGGTCTACGATCCGTTCTGGAGCCTGATCAGCCAGGACGCCCGCGTCCAAGTCGAGTGCGATCCGCTGATCGAGCGCGCTGAATATCGGCGCTATTACAAGACCGCCAAGGGCTTCAGTGGGCGTAACTGCGAGATGTTCCTCGGCCAGTTCGTGAGCCTGATCGCGCGGGAGCGTGTCCCGGCAAAAAAGGCTATTGAGTCCGCCCGTAAACTGGAGTTCTGGCACGTTATCGAAGACCACTACCTGGCCAAGGGTTGGACTCGTCGCGATCTGGAAAGGCATATCCACAAGCTGATGTGTGATCGGTATCTGCGGCGGGGATACGCGATCTGATGGCGATCACCAAGCTTGAGGATGGCCGCTGGCTGGCCGACGTTGAACCGATCAAGGGCAAGCGCTTCAGGAAGCGTTTCAAGACCAAGGGCGAAGCCCAGCGGTTCGAAGCCACCGTGCGGCAAAGGACCATTGAAAACCCGGCCTGGACGCCAAGGCCGAAGGATCGTCGACGCCTGTCTGAGTTGGTGACCCGTTGGACGTTGCTCCACGGCCACGCCCTGACGGACGCTGACCGCCGCTCCCTGGTGCTGCGCAAGATGGCGGAACGCATGGGCAACCCCATAGGCTCGGCGGTAACCGGGAACATCTTCGCCGAGTATCGGGCCAGACGCCTTGCGTCAGGCATCAGTGGCAAGACCTTGAACAACGAACTGGGCTACCTGCGGTCGCTGTTCAACGAACTGCACCAGTTGGGTGAAATCGACTATCCAGACCCGCTGGCCAAGGTGAAGGCGATCAAGCTGCAAGATCGTGAGTTGACCTACCTGACCCGCCAGCAGATAGAAACGCTGTTCCGTGCCCTCCGGGAACATTGCAAGACGCCTCATGTGGAACCCGTCGCCCTGGTCTGTCTGGCTACCGGTTGCCGCTGGGGTGAAGCTCAAGGGCTGACCCTGGATCGGGTCCGGGATGGAGCGGTGCAATTCGTTAACACGAAGTCAAAGCGTCGTCGCTCGGTCCCGATACCTCCAGAACTGGAACAACGCCTGCACTCGCACCTGCGCCGCTACGGTAAGTTCTCCAACTGCCGCGACAGCTTCGACTTCGCCGTGAAAATGTCCGGCGTCGCCCTCCCCCGTGGGCAGAAATCGCACGTGCTCCGTCACACGTTCGCCTCGCACTTCATGATGAACGGCGGCAATATCCTGACCCTGCAAAAGATTCTCGGGCACTCGTCGCTGACCATGACCATGCGGTATGCGCACCTCGCCCCGGACTTCCTGCAAGACGTGATCAGACTCGGCCCGATGAAAGACTTTCGACACTTCTTCGACACGACGGATTTTTCGACACCGGCGGAAACGCTGGAAGCTTAGAGCGGCAAGGGCTGTGGAAGGGAGATA